GGCCTGCAATAGAGCTAAGACCAAAGATAATACAGTCTTCAACTTCTCCATGATGTTTTTTAAGATCATATAAATACTCTCTTCGTATTTGTGCATACTCTACTGGTATGTTTGCATTTAAATAAGACATTAATACTCCTCATTTTATTTCTCCCCAATTTTTTCCAGATTCATAATCTACTTTGTTAGGTATCTCTAGTTCAACTGCGGATTCCATAATTTCTTTTATATGTTTAGCCTTTTTATCATCTTCTACAGAAATATCCAACTCGTCATGTACTTGTATGTGTGCGACAATACCTTCTTTATAAAGCTCTAACATAGATTTTTTAGTCATGTCCGCGGCCGATCCTTGAATTAATTTATTTAAAGCTTTGTATGTATAAGCACGCTTGATGCCTGGTCCATGTTCCTGGACTGCTTGTTCAAAAGGTAATGCTTTATGCATACCAAAACTATTTGGTTCCCACAAATGAAAACGACAAAGTCTTCCTAGTAAAGTTCTTATTTGTCCACGTTGTTGCGCTCTGTTAGCTACTGAGTTCATTAATTTTTTAACAAAAGGAACTCTTTCATGATAAATTGTAAATAACTCCTCTGCTTTTTCTTTTGATACACCAAGTTCAGCTTGAAGTTTAGCTTTACCCATACCATAAAATAATCCTAAATTAATTGTTTTAGCAGCTCCTCGTGGTATGTCTGCCATCTTAGCAACGATAGTATGAAAATCTGCATCACCATCTTCGTAAGAATCTTTAACATTAAAGACACTTGTGTCTTGATCAAGGGATGCATAATGCACTACTAGTCTTGGTTCTTGTTGACTATAATCAAAGCATCCCCAATCGCAACCAGACTCAGGAATGAATAGGGATCTAATCATCGGTCCTAAATCTTTGTTGCGAGCAGGAATTTGTTGCAGGTTAGGATTAGAATAAGAAAACCTTCCGGTTACTGTTCCACCAGTATCAGATCTAATTTGATTAATATCTGCATGAATCCTACCATTATGTTCGTGTTTTATAATTGTATCTATAAATGTTGTATGTGCCTTGTTAATCTCTCTTGCTTTTGATATACATTTAACTAAAGGATGTTCATGAGAAGAAAGAAAATTTTTAGTAAATGATGGAGAATTTGTTTTTTCGGTTCGGTCGTATGGTAGGGAAAGTTTTTGAAAAACTTTCTCAATGCTCCTTGCAGCCCATATTTGAACATCTACTTGTGTTTCTTTTTTTATTTTTTGTAATAATTCTTTTTCTTGTTCAGCTAACTGTTGCTTTAGTTTATGAGCTTTTTGAACGTCTACCCTTACTCCTAAAAAACGCATATCGACTAAGCAAGGAAAAAGTTCTGTCTCTAATTCAAAAATAGCTTTTAGATCTTGGTCATTTATTTCTTTTTGCATTACCTTCCATAAATTAAAAGTTAATTCTGCGTCACGTTCAGCATAATTACCAACATACATTGCTGGTAGTTTCCACATATCAGCTTTAGGATCTACACCCCATTCTTTTGCAGCATTATTTAATTCTGTTTCATTTTTACCATGACCACAATAATCCCAACCCAATGATCCAAGATCGTATCTAAATCTATTTTCATTTACAAGTGATGCTGCAATCATAGTGTCAACTATAATTCCATTTATTTGTATGCCCATAGATCTAATCCAACAGACATCATACATTGCATTGTGAAAAATTTTAGTAGATGTAGTTTTACAAATATCTGTAAACCATTGTAATACTTTACTTTTTTCAAGGTTACCACCACCCTCATGATCGAATGGAAAATATCCTGAGTAGCCATCTGTTGCAACTGCAATGCCTACAACTTTACCTTTACCAACTACAGAACCTGTTCCCATAGTTTTTAACTCTGGATCATGTGTTTCTAAATCTATTGCAATCTCATCACAAAATCTAAGATCTGGAAACTCAGTAGGTTTTACCCACTCTGTTTGTGCTTTAAATATCATTTATAATCTCTCTCTTTTATCATTTCTAGATAATGTATTGCTTTATCTATGTCTTGCTCTTTTCCTTTCAGTGCATGCCTGCATATATACTTTATAGCCGATCCTTCAGCAAATGGCAACCTGTTCTCGTTTATAAATTGACTTGCTTGAATTTTCATATCTTTGTAGTGAGAACCACCAACTTGTTTTTTATACGCACTCATATCTTAAACTCCTTTGATTTGTTTGGACATTTTATTAAATATAAATTTTTCATAGTTCTTGTTAAACCTACATACCAAACACGATATTCTTCATCTTGTTTTTGTATAGATTTTTTTGCTCCTTTAATTGTGTTTGCAGTTTCATTTAAAAGTAAAACAACATTAGTTGCTTCACCACCTTTAGCTCCGTGTATTGTTGATACCTTTATTCTTGCGTCTTTCGTTGGATTTTCATTATTAAGTAATAATAGTTTCATATAATTTATTTGACTATCTGATACGTTATCAAACGCATCATACCACTTTAATGAAAGATTCATTGGTCCTTTTATTCTTTCTTTAATTCTTTGTAATTGTATTTCAGGAAGAGTTACTTTTTTTTGTAATTGTGACCAGTATTGTATATCTTCGTACAAACTTTTTCCAATACTATTTCCTTGTGCAGACTCAAAAAATAAACCTTTCTTTTTTAAATAAGTTGGTATTGGTTTTAACAATGATTTAGTTCTAGTTAAAATTAACCAGTCACCTGTTGACATATCAATGTCAGATAATTTATATACTTGAAAAATATTTCCAGATTCATCTTTAGGAAAATATTCTTTGTCAAGTCTATTATCTCGCACTCTATTGATGACATCTAATGCAATTTTTTGTATACTACTCGGCACTCTTTTTGAATATTTTAATGGTATTTCTTCTGCTTCCCAATTAATAAAAGAATCAACATCTGCACCTGCCCAACCAAATATAGCTTGGTCATCATCTCCTGCAATCCATACATCACATTTTGTATCTTCTTCTATTTTTTTAATCATAGACCACTGTATTAATGACAAATCCTGTGCTTCATCTACAAACATAACATCAAATTCTGGAGTTTTACCTTTGTCTAAAAATTTTTGTATCATGTCATTAAAGTCAATAAGTCCATATATATTTTTGTAGCTAATAATTTCTTTGTCTATTGCATCTAGTTTATCTCTTTCAATTCTTGAAAGATGTTCATTTAAATCTAATTGATTCATAGTGCTTATTTGTTTTACTCTGGCTAAATTAATTAAACTAAGATACTCACTGTCCGACGTAAAAATACCATTCCAATTATTAGTTTCATATGATGCATACTTTATTTGAATACCACATGTGTCACCTATAGATTTGTAATTTTCATCCTGCATGACATTTTCTTCTTTTAATCCTAATTGATTAAAAGCTAATGAGTGTAGTGTTTGAAAATATTCTATGTCTTTTTTAGTTAAATTTTTGTTTTTATCTAAATATCTGTCTCTTGCTTCTCCTGCAGCTTTTCTAGTAAAAGCAAAATAACCTATACGATTTAAAGGCACACCTTTGTCTACATACTTTTGAACTTCATTTAATAACCTTCTAGTCTTACCTGTGCCTGGTGGTCCTACAACTTTATATCTCATTAGTAATTACTTTCTTTTCTTTCAACAGGTTTATATTCAATTTTATCTATATGTAATTGTTTAAGCCTACATACTTTTACTGTCTTACCATCTACATTTAATGAGTGATTAAATTCAACATTACATTTATCTTTCATCTTTTGTGCAATTCTTTCTTCGGGTATTTTCCAACTAGAACCTAAATGATCTATAAAAGAATTAAATCTAAAATAATGATAGCCTTCTTCTGTTAAACATGATCCACTATTAATCTGTATTCTTTTTTGAGCTCTTGGTCCATTAACACAATATTGATATAACTCTTCTTTTAATCTATCTTGTATTTGTGTGCCTGCAGGTGGTTCTATCTTTCTAGAATTTTTTCTAAGTTCTGTAAGTTTTGCCCTAAAATCTTTTGGTTTTAATGGTTCGTGATAGATACCTGTTTGCTCCCATATTAAATCTAATAATTCTGTTTGTTTAGTAATTAATCTTCTGTGACTTGCAACCACACCTGCTTTGTTGCCATCAGGTAATTCTACATTAAAATGATATTCTGGTTCTGCATACATAATTATTTCAAAGTCTGTAATGTCTGGAAACATTGTGATGCTATCTGACTTAACACCAAATGGCCTTGAATAACAAAGTGTACGCATACACTTACTATGTATTGGATCTTCATAGCAAGTATGACCTGCAGTATCTTTTTTCCATGCAGCTATCTTAGAATCTAATTTAGATTTGTCCCAAGGAAACTCTAAATAATTATAATTTGCATTTGAAACTTGATCTGGCCACTTGTCTTTATATTTCTTTTTAGCAAAGACCATATAATTATACATAAATCTATCTCTGCCATCATCTAACTTTCTCTTTGAACATAATGCCAAACATGGTGGACCATCATCAAACTCTGGATTAGTCCCAAGTAATACGTTTTTGTATGTTTCCTCTACAAGTCTATCTAAGTCAGATTTATTAATTTTATTTTCGTTAGCAAATTTTATAAATTGTTCTAAATCTAATGGAGTATTATTTTTATCTATTGCGTATCTTTTTGTGCTACCATTATTGTAATAAGGTAAGTTTATAAAGTTACCTGGTTTTATATCTCCTTTGTCATCTTCCTTTAATTCTTTCTGTTTTGGAAAAATTTCTGTTTGAGGATCTAATCCCAAAGGCATTAAAAAAGATTTTAATGCTGAGATTAAATCTACAGCTGGTATTGGTTCCTCTGAAAACAAATAACAATGCAGACCCCCACTTTTTGATAGTATGGGTATTAATGGTAATTTGTATTGTTGAAACAAAGATAAGTAGCGTTCAACATTAAAGTTAGAATAATCTTTTGAGTCAATATCTATGCAACCAAACTGAACTGTTTTGTCTAGTCTACATGGTTGTATACCAATAGATATTTTACCTTCAATGTGATCTTTATAATCACCTTGTGTTATGGGTCTTCCTGCCCATTCATAATTAGGTTTGAGTTTATTTTTTTCTGCGTCCATTTCAGCAGATGACATGTCGGCAATACCAAAATCACCTTGGTAACCTGTAAATAATTTTATAAACTCATCAAACATATAGATCCCGGGTCGGAGCGGCTCCACTCTCGCTTTACCGCTCCTATCTTTCTTGCGAAAGAATTAGTAGTTAGATTCCTCTTGAATAGCATCAGCAGATTTTTGCTGACTACCTTTTATAGAGTTATGAAAATCCCTAGCCATTGTATAAAGCGCGGCATCATCTACTTTTTTAAGCAGATTAACATTATATGTATGCCAAGTAAAACTCCCAGTTTGTTCAACAGAATTTAATTTATAAACTCTAGAAAACATTGGAGCTGGTACAGCTTTTCCTGTCTTAGGATCATTTTCAAATTGATCTTCCATTAAAGAGTTCCATTGTCTACTTGTTTTTAATCCAGTAGATTTCATGGTCAATAAAGCTTTTTCAGTTTTATCTCCTTTAATGATTACAAAATAATTTGCTGTTTTGATAATTTCATTACCATTGTCCAACATATCTTTGTTACGATCATTTTGAGTTACTTTACCCATAATGTCAGGTCCTCTGTCATTATGCACAGGTCTTCCTTCTCTTTTTTCAAAGGGAGCCCATTCAGGATATGTCATCTTGTAGAACACAGGAATAACTTCTATTCCTTTTTCTCCATTATACAGTTTTTTAGTAACTGTATTATAGAACATACCGGCCTCTGCACCTTCAACATACTTTGCATGTTTCTTTTTAGTTTCATCTGAACCACTTTGCAGTAATTTCAGAAAAGGTAATGCAAGATCATTCTTTTCAATTGTTTCAAGACCCATTCCTGAATCTGATACAAAATCTAAAGTTGCTATTGCGCCACCTTGTTTGTTTGCTACGTCTCTTGTTTCTTCGCTCATGTTATTTACTCCTTGTTATTTTTGTTTTGTTTCCCTTAAACAGATTAAAATGTTCAGATGGCAAGTCTTGTTTCCCTTCAACTCGTTCTCTGTACAATGCTTTGAGAGTCATGGGTTCAACTTTCAATTTTTGTTGAGGTTGATACCCATTACTCTCGGCAAGGTTAGCGTATTCACGCGCCTTGTTATCTTCGTTTCGACCAAAGGAAACAGTAATCTCATTTTTAATTAAATCACCCAGGTCGTTTTTTCGAAGCCAGTTAAATGCACCTTCCCTTTTATCAACAGGGATTGTTGCACTATAAATTTCTTTTACCTCTATTGCTGAACCATCGTGTAGCTTCATGGTTTTAAGTTTCATAGATTCCATTATTTCTGGAATAACTTGTTCAGATATTTTATCTGCAGCGTCTTTTTTTTGTTTTAATTTTTCTTCATCTGCTTTTATTTCGTCTTCTAATTTTTGCAGTTGAATTACATAACTAGATAATGATTCAACATTATTTAGTTCATTAACTTGTTGAGGTGCATCCTCAACAAACATTTTTTGTAAGTTTTCACTCATCTATCTTTCCTCTTTCATATAAGTTTATTTCTATTGGGTAGTATTGTCTTTCTTGTTTGTCCCATTTTAACAAATTGTATTTACCATTAGTCATATCAGAAACAATAGAACAGGCAACACCTATAATTGCAGGATCTCCGGTTAATAATAAATAATCATCTGTTGTAAAATTTTTTAACAACGTTCTTAATTTATATATTAAGGGTCCTGGTGAAAAAATAATTTGAGATAACTCTGGTAATAAAAATTTAAACTCACCGTATTTTGATGCGCCCATAATATTTATTTTAGGGTTACCAGTTTTCGTGCCAGGTATTTCCTGTATGACGTAAACTATATTATCTTTCATGCTTGACAATATAGGTCTTTACTATTATATTGTCAACTAGAAAGAAGAAAAATTATGAATTATAAATTTAAGACTAAACCATACGCTCATCAACTTAAAGCTTTAGAGATGTCTTGGGATAAAAAAGCATTTGCATATTTTATGGAAATGGGAACAGGTAAATCTAAGGTATTAATAGACAATATATCAATGCTTTATGATAAAGGTAAAATTAATGGTGCTTTAATTGTTGCACCAAAAGGTGTTTATAAAAATTGGTATAGCGCAGAAATACCTACACATATGCCTGACCATATTGAAAAAAAGGCAGTATTGTGGCAAGCAATGATTAACAAAAAACAACAAGATATTCTTGATACTTTGTTTAAATCAGAAACAGATTTACATATTTTAATTATGAATGTAGAGGCCTTTTCTACTAAAAAAGGTGTAGATTTTGCTGCTAAATTTTTAAACTCTCATGAATGTTTGATGGCAATAGATGAGTCTACAACTATCAAAAATCCAGACGCTAAACGTACAAAAAATATTGTAGGTTTAGGTGAGAATGTTAAATATAAAAGAATACTTACAGGTTCTCCTGTAACTAAATCACCATTAGATCTATACAAACAATGCGAGTTCCTTGACACTTGGCTCTTGGACCATGCTTCTTATTACACGTTTAGAACTAGATATGCTGTTATGAAGACAGCACATTTTGGTGGTAGATCAGTGCAAATTGTAGCTGGATACAAGAATCTTGGAGAGTTATCTGACAAGTTAAAAGGTTTTTCTTATCGTGTATTAAAAGATGATTGTTTAGATTTACCGAAGAAAACATTTATGAAACGTATTGTGCAACTTACGCACGATCAACTTAAGGTTTATGATCAAATGAAAAAACAGGCACTTGCAATATTAAATGGCAAAATGATTACCACTGCAAATGCATTAACACAGTTGATGCGACTACAACAAATAACCTGTGGTCATTTCAAAGCAGACGATGGTACAACTCAAGAATTAAAAAATAATAGAATTGATGAATTAATAAATGTTTTAAATGAGATAGAGGGTAAAGTTGTTATATGGGCTCACTGGCAAAGTGATGTAAGACAGATTATAAAAGCAAT